CGCCGGAACGACCATTCCCCATTGAACCGGGCCTCGTGAACCTCGCTGTCCGTCCAGATATAGACCACATCGGCAAGGGCCATTGCCCCGACGATGCGGCCGTTGCCCTCTAGCTGATACTGCTGCGCCGTGTTGCTCGACGCGGGCGTCCAGATGGTCGGGTCTTCGGCATCCGAGATGCGGACATTTGACGGCGTGAAGACGTTGTTCAGGTCCGAACACCCGAACGCCATGACCTGGCCCGTATAGGCCACGAGCATGAAGTTGCAGACTTGCGGCGCATTGCGGAGCGGAACCGCCTTGACCGCTGTGTCGTTTTCCCAGACCCAGATCGTCTGCCTGCGCGGGTTGGCGTAGAGCTTTCCATCCCGCGAGCCGAAGCTCACGGTCATCGGGAAGTAGTCGGTGGACGAGGCCTCACCCCAATCCCCGATGCCATAGGCACCCGTTCCGTAGCCCCCGGCAACGCCCGTGCCGTCAATCTGCCCTGCAACAAAGGCCGGTGCGCCACCCGAGAACGGCGTCACGGCCACGCCCGTCGCGCTCTCGGTCAGAACGGTGGAGTTACCCGCAAACCCGGTCGCCACCACAGTCAGGGTGACGACATTGGCATTGGCGACGGCGGTGACCACGGCCAGATCAGCCGTGATGGCCGTGACGATGTTCGCCGCCTGGGTGGCGTTGACGACCGAGATGGCCACCTCGCCAGCGCCCGTTCTGGACGCCTTGAACGTGAACGTCTGCGCCCCCACGACAAAGGTCTCGTTGGCGACCGGCGTGCCGGTGATCGTGATGGTTGCCGTGGCCGAGGTCGCGACCGGCGTCACGTCAGCCTGATCGCCCGCTTGCCAGACCGTCAGGCCATTGTGGCAACCGAAGGCGAAGTTGGGCAGGCTGTCCGCGTCGAACCAGTCAAAGATCGATCGGCAGACACCCGTCAACGCCGTCGTGGAAAACGACTCCCAACCGCCGATGACCTCGGCACGGCCACGCCAGAAGCGGAAGTTGTTTCCCGCCTGCCAGCCCGGTGTGGTGAAATCGGTGTCGTCAGAGACGAGACCGGGGGGGAGGTCAATCGTTACCAGCATCGGGAGGCGTGAAGCCGTCCTCGTTGTTCCACGTCCAGCCCGGCCCGGCCTCGTCGCTGTCGATCAGCGTGACGTTTTCCGGCAGGCTCAGGTCCGTCTCACCGTCCCAGACGACGACATTCACGACCTGACCGTTCTCAATCCAAGCGTATCTCATCCCCAGACCTCCACGATGACTTGACCATCACCTCCGGCACCACCTGCGCCGCCGGTTCCCGAGGTCGAGCCGCCACCCCCGCCGCCGCCCGCGCCGCGTCCGCCAGCCCCGCCGACACCGCCAGTGTTTGCTCCGCTGGATGAACCGCCGCCGCCGCCCGATCCACCGACACCATAGGTCGGGCTAGTGCCAGCGCCGCCCGCCGTGGGACTAGCGCCGCTTGTTCCGCCAGCGCCGCCCGCACCAGCGCCAAGCGGGCCGGTGCCAATGCTGCCTGCCTGCGCGTTTACGCCCGAGTTGACCGCGCCCCAGCCACCGGCCGCCGCCGCGAACTGGACTTGACGCGGAGACCCGCCGCCAGCCGAAGCGCCCTGTCCGGGAAGCGACCCGGCCCCGCCGTTGACGGTCTGGCCGCTAATGCCGACAGGGCCGCCACCACCCGCGCACACAGTGCCAAGCGAGGACGTTCCGCCCGCTGTTCCTGCGGTTGCCGCAGCGCCCCCGGTCCCGCCCGCACCAATGGTCACCGTTTCCGTAGCCGAAAGCTGGCCAATCGGCACCGTGGCAATCGAGAAGCCCGCGCCGCAGCCGGGAGCGCCGCCGGCCGCCGATGAAGACGCGCCGCCCGCGCCACCGCCACCACCGCCCAGAGCATAGATGCGAACGCTCTTGCCGACACCCACGGCGATGTTGCCCGCGAAGTCAGCAGGCTTGGTCCACGTTCCCGACGAGTTGAACACCTGACGATCAAGAAGCTGACCGCCTGCGCCGCCGCCAAGCGGAACGAAAGCCGTTAGATCAACCGCCAAGGGACACTCTCCAGGTTGAGCCGGTGTAGACGAGCGAGAACGCTGCACCCTTGGTGCGAACAATGATGTCGTCAGACACGCCGTTGATGGTGGAACCGTTGCGCGCCACGGTCAGGTTGTTGCTCTGAAACCCGAAGGCCGTGTTCGAGCTGTTGCCGTCGCAGATGTAGATCCGGTCGCCTGTCACCGGGCTCGCCGGAAGGGTGATCGTGAAGGCTCCAGAGACCGTATTGGCCGCGATCCGGTCGCCGTTGACCGCCGTGTAGTTGGCTGACTTCTCGACCAGCGGGTTCAGATACGGATATCCCCACTCGACGTTGTCTTCGGCGTCGTTGACGATCAGGGCCTTGCGCTTGTTGCCGCTTAGTCCCGGATAATTCCCTGCTTGCGTGGCAAACGCTGTTGCATCGACATAAGCCTTGGTGGCCCCATCCTGCGGGTTCGACGGGTCGGCGAGGTTCTTGATGCGCTGCGACGCGAAGTCGTTCGACTGGACCTTGCGCGTGATCGACCCGTCGCAGAACACCAAGGCGATGTCGCCAGCCTTGATCGTGGCCGTCGTCCCGCCCGAAATGCCGATCACGACATCGGACGAAGCCGCGCGGACCAGATACCATTTTTCGACCGAGGGGATGGTGATCGTGGCCGTAGTGGCCGCGGTGACGTTCAGAATGCGCGTGCGCGACTGATCGGTTGACCCGTTCGCGCTGGACAGCGTCGTCGCCCCGCCAGCCGAGATGGTGGTGACGCCATCAAGCGCCGCGTCGATGAGGTCAAGGCCGCCTGAGTTGAGCAGAGCGCCCCACGTGTTAGTGTTCTCCCCGGTGGCCTGCTTATTGAGCCGGTTTCGCGTGGTGTATGTGCTGGGCATCTACAGCGCGCTCCCGTCAGATTTGAACCACTGGCCATCAATGGCCGTGAGAAGCCCGGTGCCCTTCAGCCACGCCTGACGGCGGTCCCAGGCTGTCGGGTTGGGCAGTTCGTCCGCCGTGTCGGCCACGCGGATCAGGCGCAGCCCATCGATGGTTCGGACAACAGAGTTGGCGAAGTTCAGGACGGCCCCGGTCAGGCCCGTGGTGACGATGCTCATGGAGCCGTCGAGGTCACCTGAAGCATCCCGCGAGACGCATCGCCCGCCTCGACCATCGACAGACGGCGAAGTTCGCCAAGGCCGCGCGCCAGATACCGCTCAGACCGGGTGTCATCGAGGATGTGACCATACAGCTCTGCGAGCGACAGCCACGCATAGGCGAACGGGTAGCGGGTCAGGACCGTGTTCGTCGCCGCGTCGTTGGCGAAGAAGGTCCGCGACAGGGAATAGAGCAGCTTGGCCTTGTAGGTGACCTGGGGCGACGGATAGACCAGCAGCGTCGTGTCGATGCGGAACACGGTCGGGATGCCATCGCCCGAGATGTTCTGCGTGATCTCCGGCGACGCCTCGGTCAGTTGGGAAAACGGCCGCTCCACAAGGTAAAGCGCGTCCACCTGACGAAAATCCGCCGGCAGGGCCGTGCTCTGGCCCGCAATGGTCAGGTCCGCCGCAATGACCGCCTCAGAGACGATGATGTCGTGAGCCGACCGGACAGCGTCGGGAATGACGTTTGTCAGGTCGGTGCGGTTCATGCGATCCGCCAGCCACGTCTTCAGCGTCCCGTAGTCGGAGATCATCGCATCACTCCGTTGGAGACACCCAGATTGCCTTCAGCCGTCCGCAGCCATGCCCACTCCGCAGAGTTCAGCTTTTCGGCCAGCTTCTTCTTGTCGTGCGGATACCAGCCCTCATCGCGCCACTTGGCGGCAACGGCCTCCGGTATCGTTGCGACGCGACGCAGATCGCGGGCCTTGTTGAACCCGTCGTTCTCCGTCGCCATCGCCTTGTTGCGCTCCAGAATGTCCGTGACATCCTGGGTCATCGCCACGTCGATCGACCCGTCCGCGTTCAGACGAAGTCGCTTCTCGACCCCGCCGCGTGAGGTCCACAGCGGGACGAAAGTCAAGCCTTCGGCTCCTGAATCTCTGCGTAGCCCCGCGCCTCAAGCTCCAGAGCCACGACGCGCGGAAGCGGAGTCTCCTCTCCCGCCTCAAACAGAACGTCGCCATCCGCAGCGACATGCTCGCCGGTCGCGACTTTGCCATCCCCGTGCTTGGTGATGCGGACCTTGACCACATCGGCAGCTTCGGCGGCGGCCTGGTTCTCACGTTCGGCCTGTTTGACAGTTCTCGGCATGTTTCTCTCAGGAAAGCGAAGGGGGAGCCGAAGCTCCCCCCTCTAGGGTCAGGTCAGGTCAGCGACCACGGCAGCGCCGCGCTCGTTGCGGCAGATGAGGGTCTTTTCAGCCGTCATCAGGAACCGCTCGTTGTCGCCCGACTTGGCCAGCGGCGTGGTCTTCATCGGACGCAGGGTGCCGACCGCGAACATGTCCGGATCGATGATCAGGCAGTCGCGAGTCAGACCATACGGATGCGGGATCAGCGTCAGGTCGCCGAAGTCGGAGACGTAGACGTCGGCCGCGCCGTAGATGGTGGCCTGGCGCTTGCCCGACACGTCAGCACGGATGTCCGCGATGCCGGTGAAGGCCGAGAACTGCTGCTTGTGCGTCGGACCCATGTAGGCTTGCGACAGACGAGCGCCGTTCGAAAAGGCCGTGGCCAGAACCGACTTCACCAGCGCCTCGGTGAAGGAACGCTGGGTGCCGTTGGTGGCCGCCGAGACGGTGCCGCCGGCGAAACCGCCGGACGAACCGCCAGCGCCACGCGAGACGTTGGAGGTCAGCCACGCCAGAGCCCCAGCCGAACGACGCGGGGTCGAACCGGACTCGACGTTGGAGGCGTTGTTGCCGATGAAGCGCAGTTCGATGTCGCGAGCGACCTCCTTGCCCTTCAGCAGCTTCTGACGGGCCAGTTCGCTGTCGCGGCCGGCCTTGTTGACCTCTTCCTGCGTCATGGAGACGCCGCCGCTCTCGGTGAAGATCTGGCAGCGGTTGCCGACGCGGGTGGTCAGGTTCGGCGCGTTCAGGGTCGAAACGTCATCGCCTTCCAGGGCCGCGTTGGCCGCCGGAGCGCGAAGGGT